CACTGTTTGGGCCTATCATCCCAATGAGAAATGGCTTACCTGGATCAAAGTAGCACAAAAATGACAGCCAGAAACAATGACAAACCATTAACAAAACAGTATAATATCAACATGCCACAAGATCCTAAACCCAATCTAAGCCGTGAAGCCATAATGGCCAACATCAGTTACTGCAAAGCCAAGCAGGATCATCATATGTTTTTAGTCAAACAGTTTAAACAGAAAGAACAAGAATATGCTAAAATGCTTTATGACCTTGGTTATATAAAATAAAACTCTTTCTGGCAAGTTTGAAGTTTTAGCCCATAATTCTGTGGGCTTTTTTGTTTTTAGTTAAATACAAGATGCAATACAAGTATGTGCCAGGCAGCAAAAGCCTAACGGGAAGAACACGTAAGACCACACCAGAAAACTGGATCAGTGGTCCAGATCCGCATCAGCATGAACTGTTCTATGCATGGCACAAGCACAGAGCACAGTGCAGATTTCGCCGAGAACCCTATGAATTGACCTTTGAAGATTGGCAGAGCATATGGCATAACCCCATGGACTTCTTGAACAGAGGTCGACAGCCCGAAAGTCTAGTGTTGACAAGAAAAGATATCTCAGCAGAATGGAGCGTTGACAACTGTGAAATAATCACAAGACTAGACCAACTGCGTAGAGCCAACGAATACAAAATGGAGAGACTGAGAAATGCTAGATCCACAATTTGATCCTCTAGGCGATCTTCAGTTATTGAAACACAATACCAATCAATTGATCAACAGCCACAACAATCATGACACTGCCATCTCAGTGATCTGCACACAGCACAATAGACTCAACAAGTTGATCAATGAACAACAGCGAGAAATCACAAGACTCAAGGCCGAAATAGCCATGATTAAACAGAGTTTGACTAAATAAATTCATAGTAACTGACATTGCTATAAAACTCCGTTAACGCAACTGCCTCTAGATCCAAAAGGTCTAGGGGCTTTTGTTTGAAAAACAGTCAATATCACAGGGTTTATTTTAGAGTCTCATAAATACAAGATGACAATAATAGACAGCGGAGCCATCACAGCACACGCACCCAAGGCACCTTCAGAAGAATACACTGAAGTTATACCATTGGCTGTAGAGTCAGTTAATCCCTCAAAGACTGGCAACAAGCCTAAACAACTGGTGGCTGTAGAAGTCTATGGCTATGAAGTAGGTCGTGGCATGCGCAAGCGTGTGGTGACCCCAGAAGAAGTATTCAAACTGGCCGCACTGGGCTGCACTGACAGAGAAATAGCCACTTGGTTTGACATTGCTTATGACACCTTAAGATACAACTTTACGGATATCATAGCCAAAGGACGCCAGGAAATGAAGACACAACTGCGTCATGCCATGTTTAAGAACGCACTAGGTGGCAATGCAGCCTTGCAGATCTTCCTAGCCAAGAACATGTTGGGCATGAGTGATAACCCATTAGACAGTGAAGATCGACAACCTTTACCCTGGAATGATCAGGAATGAAGTTCACAGTGGAGTCATTGACGTTTATTTTGTTTGGATTCTTAGTAGGCATTGGTGTTTACTTAGGTCAAGCGTTTTGTAGAATACTGTTTAACTGATGAAATACGATATTATAATATGTGATCCACCTTGGGACTACGGCGGACAAACACAGCATGGTGGCCGGGGCAAGAAAGACAGTGGTGGTGCCCTCAAGCACTATCCAACTATGACTGTGGATCAAATGATTGATCAAATACATCCTATTGATTGGGCAGAAGATGATTGTCTTTTGTTCATGTGGAGTTCATGGCCTCACCTTAATCAAGCAGTGCGTTTGGGTGAAGCATGGGGATTTCGTTATGTGCATACCCCCTTTATATGGCACAAGATGAAGACCAATCCTGGCTTCTACACTATGACACAGACAGAACCCGTGCTGTGCTTTAAAAAGGGCCGTATACCACAGCCTCGTGGCACACGCAATGAACGACAGGTAGTTGAATGGCCTAGAGGACGTCACAGTGAAAAGCCACGTGAAGTCCAGGATCGTATCACACGTATGTTTCCCACACAGAAGAAACTAGAAATGTTTGCACGTGAACCCTACACAGGATGGCACTGTTGGGGCAATGAAGTTGACTGTGATATCTAATGCTTTCAATGACATATCAAACATATAATCAAGACTGCCGACAGGGATTAAAAAATATACCCACAGCATCAGTGGACTTGATTTTTACAGATCCTCCTTACGGTATTGATGGTGCCGAACTTGATCGACATTACAACCGAGACGAAAGTAAAGTTGTAGTTGGTTACATTGACATAGACCGAGATCTTTATGGTGATTTTTGTAGAGAATGGATCACAGAATGCAGTAGAATATTAAAACCCACAGGCAGTATGTATATTGTCAGTGGATATTCAAACCTACATCATATTCTAAACGCATTACACAGCACAGACATGCGTGAAATCAATCATATCATTGCTGAATACTCATTTGGTGTCTATACAAAAAATAAATGGGTCAGCAGTCACTATCATGTGCTTTACTGGGGTAAAAGCAAACGAACTTACTTCAATGGGCAGGCTAGAACTAGTGATACTCGACAAAGTTACAATGACAGACTCAGTGTTCAGAAACTCACTAGAGAATATCAACCCAACACAGTTAAGAATAAGAATCAACTGCCAGTAGGTTTTATAGAAAAGTTTATAGAATACAGCAGTAAGCCTGGTGACACAGTGTTAGATCCATTTGCTGGTAGTTTTTCAACAGGTGCCGCAGCCAATAAATTACAAAGAAACTTTATTGGCTTTGAACAGAACGTTCACGCATACAACACCTTTGGTCAAGAATTAGCACAATGCCCCTAAGTGCCACGCAACAAACAGTAGCTGACTGTGACAAGCGATTTCGTGTTGTCATAGCTGGGCGTCGTTGGGGTAAAACAACATTGGCCATTCGTGAGATGTGCAAGGTAGCCAGAGAGCCTGGCAAAGATGTTTACTACATCAGTCCCACATACAGAATGAGTCGCACTATTATTTTTAAACGTCTTAAAGAGAAACTGTTGGACCTACGTTGGGTAAAGAAGATCAATGAAACCAATTTAGAATTCTATTTGAAGAACGGCAGCACCATAAGTCTCAAAGGTGCTGACAATCCAGATAGTCTACGTGGTGTCTCACTTTCAGCAGCCATATTCGATGAGTTTGCATTTATGGACAGTGAAACTTGGGACACTGTGATCCGACCAGCATTGGCAGATCAACAAGGGTCAGCACTGTTTATCACCACACCCGTAGGAAAAAACAATTGGGCATTTGACATGTTTAACATGGCTGAGTCACATCCAGATAGTTGGGCCAGTTTCCAATATACCACACTGCAAGGCGGCTTTGTTCCTGAAAGTGAGATCCAGGCTGCTCGCAGTGAAATGACAGAACAACAGTTCAAGCAAGAGTTTGAAGCCAGTTTTGTAGTTGGACAAAGCCTTGTGGCTTGGGAGTTTGATCGCAAGGATCATATCAAAGAACTGCTGACTCCTGATTTATCTTTATTGCACGTGGGCATGGACTTTAACGTAAGCCCTATCACAGCCGCTATATTCGTGCAACAAGGTAATGTCATGTATCAAGTAGATGAAATACACATGGAGAACTCAAACACACAGGAACTTGCTGATGAACTTAAAAATAGATATCCAAAGAGTAAAATCGTTTGCTATCCCGATCCTGCTGGGCGGCAAAGGAAAACGTCAGCTGGAGGTCAAACTGACTTTACGATTCTCACCAACGCAGGCTTTACTGTCAAAGCCCCTAGTAGACACAATGCAGTCCGTGACAGAATCAACAGTTACAATGCTAGATTGAGATCAGCAAATGGTGATATTCGCATGTTTATATCTAATAAATGTAAATATACAATAGACTGTTTAGAGAAGTTCCAATACAAACCTGGCACACAGATACCAGACAAGGATTCAGGCTTTGATCATATGTTTGACGCTGCCAGTTACTGTATAGATTATATGTTCCCGTTGAAGAGAGACGTGGATCCTAACTTATTAAAACCACAACGCTGGGGACACGCTCTAGCATAACAAGGACAAGAATTAAATGGACGCAATACAAACACTCAGCACCGAAATAGCCGCACTGATGACGGGCAACAAACTCTATGATGCCTACAAGGATCAATGGACTTATCTGCTGGAAAGTTATGTGGGTGGAGAAGAATACCGCAATGCTGGACATCTTACACGCTATCAACTGGAAACTGCCAGTGAATACTCAGCAAGACTTAAGACGACTCCCTTAGAAAATCACTGTCAATCAGTGATACAGGTCTACAACAGTTTCTTATTCCGTGAACAGCCTGAAAGAGACTTCAGCAACAACACAGAGTCATTTGAACTTGAAATGTTTCTACGTGATGCGGACCTAGATGGACGCAGCCTAAACAGTTTTATGAAAGATGTTGCCACTTGGAGTTCAGTATTCGGACACTGCTGGATCATGGTTGCCAAGCCCAATGTTGGTGCTCAAACTGTTGCTGATGAACAGGCGTCAGGCGTTCGTCCTTATGTGAGTTTGCTAACACCCTTGACCATGTTAGACTGGACTTGGAGCCGCAACGCTATGGGCCGTTATGAACTAACCTACATTCGTTATCTTGAAGACAGCAATGGTGATGTGCGTGTAGTCAAGGAATGGTATCAAGATCGTATTGTCACTACAGAATTAGATGTCAAGAAAGGCGTTATCAATGAAGTCCTTGAAGAAGTCAACGGCCTAGGCAAGATACCAGCAGTGTGTGTTTACAATGGTCGAAGCATTACACGTGGCATTGGCATCAGTGACATTGCTGACATTGCTGATCAACAGCGGTTTATCTACAATGCTACCAGTGAGATTGAACAGACAATCCGTTTAGACAGTCACCCAAGTTTAGTTAAGACACCAGAGACCATTGCAGGCACAGGTGCTGGTGCTATCATTCATATGCCAGAGAACTTGGATCCTGGCTTACGTCCTTTCCTATTAGAGTTCAACGGTGCTGAAATATCCAGCATTCAAAGTGCTATTACACACGCTATTAATGCCATTGACAAGATGGCCAACACTGGTTCAGTTCGTGCTACAGAAAGCAGAACAATGAGTGGTGTTGCTATGGAAACAGAGTTTCAGTTGTTAAATGCACGTCTAAGTGAGAAAGCAGACAATCTCCAACTTGCTGAAGAACAGATGTGGGACTTATGGTTCCTTTATCAAGGTGAACAGTGGATGGGTGAAGTTGAATACCCAGGTTCATTTAACATTCGTGACAGTGGCAAAGAGATTGAACAACTTCAAATGGCCAAGAACACTGCCACTGACCCTATTGTGCTACGTAAGATAGATGAACACATCCTAGAGTGGATGGGCGAAGAAAAAAGTGATTTAACATTCATTGATCCAAATCCACAAGTAGGCCGCACATATCCAGATGGTGAAGTGATCAACAGCAACTTGCCTAATGCATACCAACCAGCAACTAACGCAGAAGTTCCAGCGGGCCAAAACTGTGGCAACTGTGAATACTACAAGCCAGGCGAACTCTATTGCACTAAGTTTGATGCCCCAGTTCGTGCTGTATTCTGGTGTGCCAAGTGGGAACCTGTTGAAGAATATTAAACCGGGAGCGAATCGGTGAAACTAAAGAGCACAGCAATCAAGAGTTATAGACTCCTGCAATTAGAAAAACAAAACAATTGCTGTGCTCTTTGTGGCGATGCAATTATAGATGATGCTGTGTTGGATCATGATCACAAGACTGGTTTACTTAGACAGGTCTTACACCGTGGCTGCAACTCAATGCTGGGCAAGATAGAAAACAACATGCCCCGCAGTCGCATGAACAGAGACAGACTAAGAACATTTGCAAACAATCTAATGCAGTATATTGAGACTATACATACTGAAATAACTCACCCAACACATAAGGAGAAGAAGATGTCTAACCCACTACCAGTCCGAGGCATGAGAACTGCCAAGAACAAGAAGCGTCCTAAGCCACCTAAAAAGCAAGGATATTGATATGAACATTAAAGAATTAGCCGCTGAAGTTAAGACAATTAAAGACAATCATCTTGCACACATGCAACAGGACATTGACAACATCGAAAAACGATTAGAAAAGATGGACAGCCGAGTATGGGCTATTCTCATCTTGTTAGTTGGTGCCGTGGTATTGCCCGCTGTTGTAAACTTTATCGCAACTTTTAGCGGCTAATTCATTCATTTTCTAGGCAGATAAGTCATTTGTCTATAAATAATAAACCAAAGGCACAGGGTGTGTCTTTAAAAAAAATACTCTTATGAGGCGAGGTAACAATGACCGATACAACATTGGCAAACGACATGGGAACTGATCCCGCAGGCGAAACTGCAAGTCAGGCACAGGCAGTTAAGACATTTACGCAAGATGAAGTCAACTCAATATTGGCTCGCACTAAATCTCAATTAGAGAAGAAGTATGCCAGCAAGTATGAAGACCTAGGTGATCCTGAAGAGCTACGTAACATCAAAAGTGATTATGAAAAGCGTCAACAGGAACAACAGATCAAGCGTGGAGAGTTTGAAAAGACTCTACAAGAAATGGCTGCTAAAAAGGATGCTGAAATCCAAAAGAGAGATTCAGTCATCAAAGAATACAAGGTTAATGTTCCTTTATTAAGTGCCGCGGCCAAGTTCAATGCTGTAAATGCTGAACAGGTCAAAGCCTTGCTAGCACAGAACGTTAGATTGAATTCTGAAGGTGATGTAGAAGTAGTAGATGAGAAAGGCTCAGTCAGATACAACGACAAGGGTGAACCTGTTGCTGTTGAAGAATTAGTGCGCGGCTTCCTTGATTCGAATCCGCACTTTAAGATGGCCTCACCGTCAACTACCAATACTAGAACAAATATCTCTAGTGGATCAGCGGAAAAGTTGGATATCTCAAAATTAAACATGAGCAATCCAGAACACCGTAAGATTTACTCACAACATCGTAAATCTTTAGGTTTAGCCTAACATTATAAGGAAAATATATCATGGCCGGTTCAACAACCACAACACTAAATGACCTGTTACCTAGCATTGTTGCAGAAGCAATGTTCGTAGCAAACGAGCGCAGTATCATGCGTGGTCTCGTTAAGAATTACACTTTGGCTCCTGGTCAAGGTAAGACAGTTACTGTTCCTGTGTATCCACAGATTTCAGCAGCCGCTATCACTGAAGGTGATATCATCAGCAACACTGAAGTATCTACAAGTGGTGCAACATTGACAGTGGCAACCAACGCTATCCGCACTATGGTTACTGACTTGTCAGTTGCTGGTTCAGCAAGCAACGTAGTAGCCGACCTAGGCCGTTTATTCGGTGAAGGTATTGCTCGTAAGATTGACAAAGACTTGACAGCATTGTTCGCTAGCTTCTCTAATGGTGTAGGCGACTACACAGGCCAAGTTACAGCCGCAAGCATTTTCAACTCAGTTGCAAAATTGCGCGGTGCTGGCGTTAGCTTAGATGGTATGGTTTGTGTATTGCACCCAGAAGTCGCTTATGACTTGAAGGCTGCATTGACATTGGGCGGAAGCACTGCTGCATTCTCTATGGGTGCTTACAGTGAAGTTGGTAATGAAGCCATGCGTGAAGGCTTCGTTATGAAATTAGCTGGAATTCCTGTCTATGAAACAAGTAACATTGACTATGTTACTAACGCTGGTGACTTCCCAGGTGCCGTG